CTTCGACTTCAGTTGTTTCAAGTTCATTTGTTGAATCTTCTGCGTTTAAAAGTGATGATGCAATTTCTACCTTTTTTACTTCAAGCGCATCAGTAACACGTGAAGCAATTTCAGAATTAAATGCGGTTGCAAGAGCTTCTTTATCTCCTGACAATGCAGCATTTATAATATCGAGACTAGCCATAATTTATCTCCAATTATTTAGTAATTTGATTCTGGAATGCAGAATTGATGTCTGATTCAGGAGGAACTTGTGATGTTTCTGGTGACCCAGAAACATTAACAGAACCTGCAGCTTGAGGAACCACTTCTGGAGCCTCTGCTTGCTCAGCAGCAATCTCTTCATCCATTTTTTCAACGTCTTCTTCATTCAAGTGAAGAACATGTTTCTTTACCCAAGCCTTTGAGAAATATGTACCAACATATGGATCGATCTGAGTCATAAGTTGTAATCTTGAGTTCATCAAATCAGCTTCTTTAGTTTCTAAGAAGTTATTATCTTTTAAGAAGTCATAATGAATTTTTTCTTTTAATTCTTCCCACTCATCTAAAGAACAGATACCCTTGAGTGCCAATTGGCGAGAGAGAAGTTCATCAAACAACGTGCTAAATTTAGAACGCAAACGATCAATAAATTTACTAAACTTTAATTCATCTCGTGTAATTTCTGTTGCACGCCCTAAAGAAAACGTTGTTTGTGAATCAAGACGAGATACAGGAACATTCAACGCCTTGTAGAGTTTCTTTTCAAAGTAATTAACATCTGACAACTCACCAAGATTTTGACCTGCTGGCAACGTTGTGATTTCTGTTGACTTACCTTCGCCGCGACGTGGAATCCAAAAGTCTTCCATCATTGACATGAACTTACGATCGTCTTTGACTTCACCAGTGTTACTATCGTAAACAACTTTATTGCGAAATCTTGTCATAATATCTCGCAAATACTGTTCTGCCTTCATTTTTGGCATGTTACCAACGTCAATGTAGAACACACGACGTTCTGGTGCGCGCGACAAACGATAGATTACAACAGCGTCCTCAACCATTCGGAGCTGGTTGAGGGGCTTTATTGCCTTGTGAAGGTAGGACAAAACTGTATTCTTTTTTGGATCAAGCAATCCTGAGTTTACATTAACAATCGAATCAACAGCAATTTTTAATCCAGAATCTGCTGTCGATGTGATCACGCTTTGTCCTTGTGACAAAGCCTTTTCATTGTAAACATAATATTCTTGAACTCCAGCGTTTACTTCAACGCCAGTTCGTGGATCTTTTTTCTTTATTACAACACGAACTTTTTTAATTTTTCTTGGATCAAGATAAAGTAATTCTTGAATGCCAAGTCTTGGTTGCTTTTCGTCGATTAAAACTTGATAGAATATACGACCGTCAATATACCAGTTTCTGAAAAGATCAGAACCAGAGTTAGAGAAATCAAGCATGCGAAGAACGTTATCAAATTCTTCACGAATCATTTCTTTTACATTATCTGGTTGATCTAGATTGTCTAAAAGAATTGTGACTGAACGACCAGCAGCATCATGAACAACTGCTTCATTCACAATATCATCAATGGCAGATTCAAGTTCTGCTTGCATTGCCATTTCACGATATCGTGTGATAAGATCGTTTTCGTTTTTTAGAGATGCTTCAAGATCAAGATAAGTGCCAAAGTATCCACCAGCACTTACATTGAATGCGCCATCATCGAGAACAGGTGCTGCAACAGGAGCCTGAACTGATATTGAATCAGGCTTCTTTCTTAGGATTTCGAAACCGAAAAGATTAATTGCCATTAATTAACTCCATAATAAAAAACAGTTTCACGGTTAGACCACGTTTTCGGCTACAGCTTCCCACCATTGATATGCAAATGTCACTGAATATTCTTCGATAGCATCATTGTTGCCCCAATCTAGATCGATTGGCGCGAGGTCATTTGGGAAGAGACCAATAAACTTGTAAGTCTTAATCACTTTTCCTGTTTTTCCATAATGGCGAACAAAAGCGTCCGTACCATAGGAATTTGGAGTTGCAGCAGAGGCATTGCGCGTATTGAAACGGTGAGAATTTACACCGTTCATCCAACGCTCAAGTGCATTGCGAATTGTGAAGTCTTCGTCGTTTAGAATGTTAATTGTCCAATCGGCAAATGTGCGATTTCCAACAAACTTTACTTCACGACCAAAGTACTGCACAGGAACTACACCTACTGTTGATCCAGGAACCTGCGCGGTTTTACACATGAAGCGTAATTTACGGGCAGCGTTTCCTGGCAACGAGAAGGATGGGAATGACATTTCGACTTCAAACAGATTGGCTCTTGCGCCATCAAACTGCATTTGTGAACGAAATTCAGATACATTAAAAGCCATTGTATTTTCCTGACTTTATCTTAATCTATTTATTAGAAGCGACCAACGATTTCATCGAAGGCAACGCCGCTACGAACAGCGACAAAGTTCAACTGGATAAAGTTGACGCTTCTTGCTGGCTTAATGTAGATGTCACCAACAAACTCATTGCGGTCGATAACTGCTGGAGTATTGTTGGAATCGTCACAAACAACTCGGAAGTCATAAATGCCACGGCGACCTTGTACATCTCGCAAGAATGGTTCTACGAGAGCAACAAACTGTGAACGAGTAAACTCATCGTTGAATTCGAAGAGACTTGATCTTAAACAAGCGACGAACATTGATACGATCGAATGCTGATGGACGACCCTGCATTGTCTTATCTCCGAAGAGAACAGTGCCTTCTCCTGGGAATGATACAACTGGGTTAACACCAGCCTTATAAAGCGCATCGCGCTCTGCTTGAGTTGGGTTGAATGATAGTTTAACAAGATTACGAATCTGTCCACGATTCAATCCTGCTGGTGAGAACCATGGATCACGCTGTAGATCTGTGCGAACACATAGACCAGCCACATCAGAGTTCAATGGAACCCAGCGATAGACATCGTTATACTTGTCGTACTGATACTTCCAACCGCTATCCATTACACCATAAGATGTGTCGAGTAATCCAGAACCAGTACGGAATGCTACAACATCTGTAGATTTCTGGACTGATGTTACTGAATTTGCATATGGTGGAGAGATAAACGCAACACAATCCTTTCTACCATCTGCAACTGTTAGATACTTGTTTGCAACAGTTGTTGGATTGATTGTTGAATTTGCGCTAACGCCACAGTCACCCGCAAACAATAGAGAAACATCAAACTTTTCTTTGTTTGAGAAAAGATCGATCATGTTAACAAAGTCTGCTTGACTTGGTACACCATCAGCGCCATTTACAAACGAATATGTTGCAACGAGTGGCTGGTGGAGTGGTATTCCGCTGGATGTGGCAGATGCAACGGTTTGACCCCATGCATTTGCTGCATTGCTTCCTGGAGGATGTCCTAACCAGTGAATCCATTGAGAATTGCGATATAGGACTTCTTTGTAGTAGATTGAGGATCCATCATCGCCCTTTGCGTCTGAACACTTTGAAAGATTTGCGAATCTTTCAAGAACAGTATTTGCTGTTCCTGTGATCAAGCCATCTTCGTCGATAACGATGATGTGCATTTCGTCTTTTAGAGTTGAAGTGCCTGTTTTTGATACGACGAAGTTTGACGTGTTTGGTGCGCCATCGAAATATGGAGCATATACCCAAGAATCAAACGTTCCTTCAGCAGAACATACAGAAACTTTCAATGAGTTTCCGAGAGATCCTGGATAACGAGCGCAGAATGCAACGTTAGCGTTTGCGCTACCGTAATTGTTATTGAAGTATTCTTCATCGTTCATCACAGTAATGTTATGTGATGAGTTTGATGTTGCGTTGTTTGACTTGTCTGTCGTTGCACTACAGACACGAACTACGCGAAGATCATTTCCGTAGGATAAGAAATTTGTTGCAGACAAGAATGATGCTGCAGTGTTTCCGTCTGGAGCGAAGAATTTTTGAACTAAATCAGATTCGGATGAGATCTGAACGACTGTGTTTGCTGGACCCCAACGAAAGAAACCGACTGTTGCGCCAGTTGATGTACCAACTGCAGGGACCGCTGTTGTTAGATCAATTTCAGAAGTATTGACTCCTGGAGAGACTAAGAATGCCATGTTTTCGCTCCTATGAATGGAGATTTAAGAATCTTACTGGTTATTTAGTATTTTGGGGGTTTTAACGCGAAATAACATTCCAAACTGCACCATCGGAAACAAATCGTTGTTCTGCGTTATCAATTTCTTCATGCCCTGCTAATGGTATAGGTAACGATTCTTCTTCGATCTGTTTCATCTGCTCTTGATGTAATTTAGCCCTTACATCTGTATTTGTTAATTCAGAAAAGAATGCTTGGTTAGTCATCCAAGAGAAAAGAACAAGAGTCATAACTAGGTCATCATGACTTCCCTCTTCAGATTCGTAACTTGTTCCCTTTGCAATAAATGTTGAGAGTTCGGCGATCGTATCAAAATCTTGAATAATAAGTTTCTGACCTTCTATTAAATTCTTCATCAACGAACACCCAAGTCTTTTTACTGATTTTGTTGTTCGTATTCCTCTATAAGACTTATTTCCATATCCCCAAGTTATGGCTACCTTACCTTTCATATCAACTGTTGATAGGATATTTTCATATTCGTAGTCTTCAAAAAGAGAATCGACGACTTGTTGACCATTATCATTAATTTCAACCAAGACATACGCCTGATTATAGTAATCTCCAATTCTCTTTAAAATTGAAGGGTACACTAATGGACTAATGTTATTGTCCTTATATGTGCAAACTTGTTTATATGGAAGAGAAGTTGTATCAATCACGCTGAATGCAGAATAGTCTAATCCTTTACCGCGCGAAGTATCGGCTACCAAAATATAGTTGTGGTTTTGAATTGGAGCTTCGTAGATCTTAATTCCATTCTCAGAAAGGTGGAGCGGTTTAACAAAGGCAAGAGATTTAAGAGCTGGAGCAGATAATAGAGTTCCAGAGGAACCCATGAACTCGCATTCCATTTCTTGAAGAAACTTCTGTTCACCAAGAACACGACGCTGCTCATCAGCCCATTGTTGTGTACGACCTGGAACCTGACGCCAGTTAGCCTCAACGTGTGTAAATCCATTTTGACCTTCAACGGCTTCAGTCCACATTCTATAGAAATGATTCATTCCATTTGGAGTAGAAGAGATGAGAATCTTAGATGTTTCACCAGAAGAAATGGTTGGGTAAACAGACGTAAAGAATTCTTCAGCGATGTTTGTTGGCACGAATGCAAACTCGTCAAGATATAGAAGCGAGATAGAGAAACCACGGATCGCACTTGATGCAGTAGAGTTAGCAAGCACACGGCATCCGTTTTCTAATTCAATATCGCCTTTGTTCCAAACTTTAACACCTTGCTGAATCCACATTGGCAATGCTTCGTATGCTAGTTTGATACGAGCAAGAATTTCTCTTGACGTACTGGCTTTGTTTGCAAGAATCGCGACTGTTTTGTCTTGATTGAAAAGAATGTACCAAAGAATATAACCAACAATGATCGTGGTTTTACCAACCTGACGACCTGCCTTTACAATTACACGACGATTGTTATTAATGTCATTGACAACATCTTTCTGAAACGGATACAAAGATATTTGAACAAAACCTTTGTCAAGTGTAATAATCTTGACGTAGTTCTCAATAAAGTATTCTGGATTTTCGGCGCACTTG